CTGAGAGTCAATAACTACATTCATGCCAGCGAATTGTCCGATGCTTGTTTCACTAACACCGACACCGCCACCACCCCAAGTTACTGCACCACCAGTTGACAGAGCAGATGTTGAGAATGTAAGCATACCAACTTGATATAAGTAGTAAGCAACAGATGGATGAACAACTAAAGTGTCTAGTTCATCTCCTCTTGATCCAAGAAGTGATCTTCCTCTTGCGACAGTAGAAGCTGTTAAGAAGTTTGCTTCAACAGCACTTGTTCCAGCTTTTGCTACATCAAGTGAGTTTGCACCTAAAGGACCAGTACCAGAAGCAAATAAACCATCTAGTAAGCTGAAAAGTCTTGCAGAATTTAGTTTGTTGATAGCATCTGCAATTTGGTTTCTGATGTGACCCATTGGATCTTCACCAGCAGCTAATACAGCTACATCATCAACAGCGTATGCAAAACCTCTATGACAGATAGTTGCGATCTGTGTATCAGTTCCAATCTTCTGTGGAGTCAAGTGACCTTGATTACTTGTACCCCATGTTGCTGTACCATCTAAAATTTCTTCAGTTGGTGTGATTGGATTAAATTCTGGAACTTGTATTCTTGTTCCACCTTCTGTTGCATCAAGAAGTGCGTTACGCACAACAGCACCAGATTTAATAAATGCACTACGCTCTTTGATAGCTTCGGAAACGTATGTGCTGAGATTATTTCTCTTAACGATGTCCGCTAATAGGACACCGCCAGAATAATTCTGAAACGGAGCAGCCATTCAGATTTACCTTTAAAACTTTTGCGATACCCTAGTCACAGACAAGGGGATTAGTTTCACGGAAACTAACTATTTTTGTGCCTCTTGCTTGAGCACTGCTGCAAGCTGTGGGTCTTGCTCTAATAGTATCATTTGTTGAGTGAGATTGCCCGTTTTCCAGGGATTAGCCTGACCTGTACCAGTATTAGCTGTTGGACTTGGTTTTGCACCCATTCCAGCAGCAGAACTTGGTTTGAAATGATGTTCCCAACCGCTACCAGGGTTTTTGAGACTACTGAGATAAGTATTAAGATCCTGTTCTACTCCACCATTAAGAACAACAACTTTACCTTCAGCATTCTTTTGTAACTTTCCCTGTAATAATGACAAAGTTTGTTCTGCGTTTATCGCTCCAAGATTACTTATAGCTGCAAGTGCTGTAGTCCTTGTAGAGGCAACTTCATTAGAAGTTTTCATCTCTTCTAACTGTTGCGATAAGGTCATTATTTTTTGTTCTTTTTCTTGAGCAGTTTTATTTGCTTCTTCCCAAAGAGTTTTCCATTGTCCTTGATCTTCTAATTCTTTAGTTCTTTTTTCTTCTCTCTGTTTATAAACTTCATCTAATTTACCCTTAATTCCTTTAAATTTTTCTTGTGCTTCAGCAGCTTCTTTACGAGCAGCAGCTATTTGTGCTTCATACTCTGCTTTAATAGAATCAAGATTTGGTGCTTGTGGTTGTGAAGGAGTTTCAGCCACGGGCTGTTCAGCGTTGGTCACAGACTCAGGCTGAATTACTTTTTCTTCGATTGCCATAAATTAATCTTTAGTAGGTTTTTCAGTTACGACTTTTGCTTTGACTGGTTTCTTCACGGGTTTTTTAGCGTTCTCTCTTGATGCTTCAGAAGTGTGTTCTACAAGTTCCCACTTATAAGACCCATCAGATTGAAGAACCTTGTCTAAAGATTTAGCCATAGTTTTAAAATACTTAATTAATATTGTAGCAGCTTATTCAGATTTGGCTTCATTAGCGGTTGGAAGCACTTCACCTTGTACAAGAATATCTCTAAACTCTTCTCTATCAATGACTTGTTGATCGAATAGAGATGTTAAAGCTGTAATATCCTGTCCAATCAGTCTTTCTATGTCGAAGTCTCTGCTGATTTTTACTTCTGGTGGTTCGATTCCAACATACTCAGCCGAGAGATTAAAAGCCTTTTGGAGCTTTTGTTCCAGTTCCATAGATACCATTGCGAGCATGGAATTAGTGTCTACACGGTCCAATCGTCTAGCGTCTGCTGATTCGGCTACGAACTTCTGTTGTGATAATGTACTAATTCCTAAAGTAGCCATTTGCATCTGTAGTTCTTTTATTTCTGCTGATTGAGCATCAAAAGCACTTGAAGCTGGTTCTACATAATAAATTTTATTTCCTGGTTGTGTAGCCATTGCATAATTAACAGAAATAGCAAGGTCTTTGGTCTGATCGTCATATCCTTCCATTACAAGCATAGGTTGAGATGCAACGTGCAAACTATGAATTAAATCTGCCTGTCTTTGAAAATGTGCAATATTTAAATATGCAATATCTAATAAAGGTGGTTTACTAACTAAATTATCGGTTTTTCCTGAATAAATTGTCACTAATGGTATTTCACCGAGAGAAAAACTACCAGATTCAACTTGCTTATAGTCTTTTTGAGTAGTTGCTACTTCAAATTCACCCACAGTACTATTATCAGAAACATCATACATTTCTTCAATCTGTTCTTTTTTACGAAATACTCTATATCTTCCTGGTTCGATAACTCTAATTTGATCGAATACTTTCTCTCCGAACTGACCGCTTGGTAATACTGCTTTCTCAGCTAGTCTCACCTGTATCAAGTTGCCGTAATTTGATTCACGATCCAATCGCCAACCGTAAAGATTGGTGGGATCTACTTCAATCCAGTATGGTCTGCGATCTTGTGCACGTTCTTCTGCTAGGCTTCTTGCTCCTGATGGTGCTGGATAATCAACCAGGATATGACTTTGACCATAAGTTAATGAACACATTAATAATCTTCTTGCATATTCATCTAAGTCTGATTTACAACCATCAACATCCATTTTGAACATCTCAGTCCAGTATGGGTCTCCTGTTAGTGTTATAGGTTTACGAAGAACTAAACCTGTAGCTGCTCTTATTAATCTCTGTGTAAAAGGACTGAATACTGCTCTATTTACTCTTGCAAGGTAGGCATCAAAATCTTCTCTTGGTTCTAATGGTAAAAATGCTTCGCTGTTTTGTCTGAGATAATCAGTGCCTTCAGTAACAGCTTTCATTATCTCCCATCCTTTCATCATGTCCAGGACTGCTCTGGTACGAGTGAAAGGACTATCTTCTCCGCCTGCTGAAGTAGAAGAGATTATATTGGTTCTAATTGGACCAGGAACAGAATAAGTCATTTCAACACCTCCATCGTTTTAATGCTAACGCTTTTCTAGTGGGTCTACCTTTTTTATCTTTTAATGGCCCAGGCATACCTGACATTCTCGCACAGAAACTCTTACGTCTGGCTGCTCTTTTTCCTGTTGGGTTCTTTTCTGTTACTGGTGCTTGTAAATTACTTCCTGTGGCTCTGTTATATTTTCTGCGTCCTTTAGCAGTCAGCCCTCCTTTTTTGGACTTTTCCCCTCTTCCAACTGATAAACTGACTCCTTTTTTGCGTGGCATTACTTTCCTACCTTCGCTTGTGCCTTTTTATGGGCTTGAGTAAAGGTATCTCCTGCTCTCATACGTCTTTTCATAAACTCCATGTGCTTATCGCTATGGTGCTCTGAATGTTCTTTGAGCTTGTTCTTTTGGCGAGTAGTTAGTTTCATTTCTTTTTACGTTTTTTCTTTTTGGAACGTAATTTTTTAAGATCAGCAGCCGTAATTTTATCTCTTGGAGGTGCAACAGCAGCTAATTTACGTTGTTTTCCAGAATAAGATCCTTTTGGCATTGTTTTTGACCTTTATATAACTATATTACCTTTAAATATGTGATTTTCACTTATTTTTCTTCTTTTTTCGTCTATGTTGATATGTTATTTTCTTGCTGCTTGTTTTTTCACGCTTAAATCTAGCTTTTTCGGCACTTGACATTTCTCCGACAGTCTTAGGTGTCTTACTTGAGACACGTTTCTTGGGTCTACAGGCAGGGTAGCCCCGTTTTTCGCCTTTGGAACGTCCGCAGGGTTTACCCGTTTTGACATCTACCCAATTTTCTTTAAACCAACGGGTTAGGCCACCACTACTTCTTGCCACGTTTTTTCTCCACTCGGTAAGTACCGCCACGCTTTTTGTACTCTCGTACCAGCCAAGCGTTTGCGTAGGCAGAGGGGTAAACTTTGAATTTACGTTTGGCTTCTGCTTTTACCCTAGAGTATAACGCTTTATTGACAGGTACATTCATGTCTCTTCTTGCCTCCTTTTTTCTTCTTTTTCTTTTTCTTCATTCCAGTATGGTAAGGCATAAGCAGAAAAGGTATCTTAGTATATTCTAAACGAAGTTTGGCCTAGTGTCTCTGGTTTTGCAAGGTTAAATTGTTGCAGACAAAGATAGCCGAAAGCATCGAAAGCGTGGTCTACCCCTAGATTTTTATTAGGCATGCCTGTGTTTGGTGCGTAAGTTAGAGTGCGGAGGGATTTTATTAATTCTTTGCATCTGGGGTGGATTAAAGTTCTGCGTTCGCCCATTGCGTCATATAGTGCAGTGTTTACTGCTGTTACTTTGTCACGGACTTTCCAGGGGGATCTGGGAGATGACACAGTAAATCCGCTTCTGCGTAGGATGCTGTGATCTGTTGAGCCGACTCCTGATGTTTTTCGGGCAGCACCCGTGGGGTCGGGGCAAGCTATTACTCTGCGTTCCACACCATATCTGTTTGTAATTTCTTCTGCGAAATCCCAGGTTGTTGCTCCGCCCGTCATTATTATCTCGTCAAAGACGTAGAGGATGTCGCGGTAGCGGACAGCACAGATTCCGCAGAGTGGGTCTACGTTAAAATCGACTCCCAGGAGGAGAGGGGCGATGGATATGTCCTCGGCTTCGGTAGAAATGTTGGAATCTGAAAAAGAGACTGCAACGAGACCCGTGAGATTCTCGAAACTTGCTTCAAATTCCTGTTTGAATGTTCTGGTATCCAGTTGGGATTTTGCTGCTTCGACTTCTTCAATTGGTACGTTGCCCCCGTCTATGGTGGTGAAGCTCCAGCGTTTCCAATCTCCGCTTTCATCCTCTGGAACG